GCGAATTGTTCGCGTGGATGGACATTTGGCTTTTCGCCATAATAAAAAACATCTCTCAGCATAATGTTTACTTATGATATGACTTTTAAGTTGTATAATTTTTCAAAACGATCCGCATCACTGCGATAATTGACCATAGGCTCTCCGCGAATGTTCAAACTTGTGTTGAGCAACATAGGACAGCCTGTCTTTTCATACCATGCTTCTAAGAGTTGTCGTATCCCAGATCCATCTTTAGGAACTGTCTGAACACGACTAGTGCCGTCATGATGAACGATAGCAGGAAATAAGTCAGGATGCCTGCAAGTAGCGATGACTTGCATATACCTACTATCACTCCAACCACGAGGCATAATAAAGTACTGATCAACATGCTCTTCAAGAATGATCGGTGCAAATGGTCTAAATTTTTGTCTGCGTTTGATTTCATTGACTTTATCTTTTATCTCGGTTCCACGTGGGTCTGCTAATAAACTACGATTGCCTAATGCGCGTGGCCCGAACTCTGCTCTACCGCTGGCAACTCCTACCATCTTCTTTTTTGTTAACTGCTTGATAACTTCTTTGACTGGATAAGGACCTTTTATGTGCGTACCTAAAAATGCATCTTTCCAGTTAATCTTTTTACCATAACCCAATGCCGCTGCGCCTAGGCTGTTACCTGCATCACCCGGATTAGGCATTATCCATATATCTTTGAAATATTTTCCTAACAACCTATTTGCTAGACAGTTGAGTGCCACACCGCCACCATAAACAAGATTTTTGCTCTTACCTAATTGAAAAGCCTTATACATAACTTTTTCAATCAATGTCTCACACAATAATTGTGCGCTAGCAGCGATATCCATGTCATCTGCTTTATCTAGAAAATTCTTTTCTTCTAAACCAATGTGTAAATTCTGTTTGAATTCTACATCAAGTATATTGTCCAAGAAACTGCTAGCCATGCGATTAGCATGTACAGGTTTTCCATATGCTGCCATGCCCATCAATATGTACTCTTCGTCCATGGGCTTCAAGCCAACACGCTGAGTCATTGCGCTATAGAACATGCCTATGCTGTTAGGATATTTCTTGCTCCATATTTTTTTATAACGCGCATTACCCTTACTATCGTAGTATGCATCCCATATAGTAATACAATCCATCTCACCTATAGCATCAATCACTACGACTGTAGCATCCTCAAATGGGCTTGTTTGAAACCCTGCTGCTGCGTGCGTCTTGTGATGCACATGCGTTGTGATGGGCATGTCACCGAACTTCTCGTAAAGTTCAGGACCTATGATTTGCTTGACGCTCAGAGGTCCGATAGGCTGTCCTGCACGAAATTGACGTATTGCTTTTAGCCAGGGCTTTTCATAATAATGTAATTCAAAATTACTATTCACAAGATATGTCAATGCTTCATTAATAATACCTTCACATAGATTGGCATCATGTTTCTTTTTGCTATATCTTTCACTATGGGCGGCAAATAATAATTCTCCAGTATCACTGACAATACTAAGCCCTGCGTCATGGAATCCGCAACTAAGTCCTACGTACATCATATATTATTTGTAAATAAATGGGTCTCTTTTACGCAACTCTTTCAATCTTTTGCGATATTGTATTTCTCTTTTTAACTTTTGCCACCATCTTTTTAAAAACATGATTCGCCTCCTATAAATTGATATAATCTTTCTGCTTGGAGCCTATGCGGTTCCTCATTGTGATGCCAGTATTTAGCTTTGGGATTGACATGCCCTGCATTTCTATATTTCCAAAAGAAAGATTCTTGATTATTATCCCAATTAAAATATCTATTTTTATCTAAAAAGTCGGAATATATGTCTAAATGCATATCAGGTAACGTAAACATATGCATAGTATTGCACATGACATAATTTACCTGATTCATCTTTAAAAAGTATTGCAATTCCAATACATTCTTAATAGTCATTATCTCTATGAATCTAGTTTGCTCAACGATAAATTTGTGAAAATATTTATGGACTTCTTTCTCTTCAGGCTGTAAACCTTCCCAACCTAAGTTAACTCTATAAAAACTATGAACAGAATAATCAAACCAATCAGCAGTTGTATTAGACCTATAATAGTCCATAGGATGTGCTAATGCCGGAACCTCTAATCTTACATTTTCAGTCCAACCTATGCATACGAAAACTTTCATAGAGTTGGGATCGTAGTTATCTTTAAACCATCGCATTACTGCTCTAGATATACCAGTGTTAGCACTACCACCCGCAGCAATATTATAGGTCTTATCTGCTCCTATCAATAATCCTAACTGATTACCAAATGACATGGACCTATTGTATGTGCTATCGTCAGTACCGTCAATTTCAGCACCGGCACTATGACTACATCCTGCAACAAGACAAATTTTTTGCTTTTCCATTACGACTCGCTAGGAATTTCCGGTACTTTTAATTCTGTATCACTATTAGTCAAAGCAGGCTTTCTACGAATATCTGTTATATTAACAGAGATAGATTTTGATTCTTTATTCGTCATGGCTTGCTTTTCTGGTATGACTGTAGTTGATGTATTGCTTACTGCAACTTCATAATCTTTATAATTGCCCCAGTCACCGCTTCCTTGATATCTATGTTCAAAACTCCAATCTATTGTTTTGTTTAAATGATCTTCTTCTTGTAATAATTGCCAGAAGTCATGACCGCTGCGACCTTCCTCATCGCTCCAAGTTGGCTTGGCCAACTTTCTAGCACGTTTAACAGTATTACTTTGCCAGCGGCTGTAATCTTGTGCGTAAAATGGTCCTTTGCGTCCTGCAGGAGGTCTTTCTCTATCATCCAAAGGATTATCTATTTGATCAAACTTAGTATAGAAATTAGCATGCCATTTACCGTCTTGCGTGATTGAGAATTTATACACACCTGTGTATAAACACGCTCCGTAACTGTCTCCGAATTCTCTCTTATCAATCTCAGGATTAAAATGTATGACTGCGGTATATGCACCGCGTATTTTCCACAACATGCGGAAGAACACCCAAGGTTCGTTGACAAGATGATTAGCGTATGGATTGTTTGGATCTACCGGCGGGATTATATTATAATCAAATTTTTCATATTCAATTTCTCTAAAATACGTAGGATCTTCAAATATAACTTTATAATGTTCTTTTGCTAGATTTGTTCGTATAGGATAACCTATAGGGACTTCAGTAAATCCTTTAAACATATCAAGCCACATGTGAATAAATTTCACGCGAGCCATGACATGGCTTCCACCTTTAGTGAAATCGTTACATATCCAAAAACCTTGATACTTGTGCCAACTTACATTGAACTTATGTGGATTTTGTCCTACTATAGTTTCTGGACCTAGACCATAACCTACACCAAGACCTGCATTGTTTACGTTGTAATTTCTCATGCGCCATATGAATGTCATAGTATCAGCAAAGTCTTGATAATCTTCTGTGGGGAATCCTACTATCCAGTTAGTAGCCGCCCATATACCAACTTCTTTACCACTCTTGAAATTTTCTTCCATCTCAGAGATGGTAACGCCTTTGTTCATATCATCTAATACTTTTTGACTACCGCTTTCACAACCGTAGTTCAACATGATGCAACCACCGGCTTTGAGGTCTTTGAAATATTCTAAGTCCATGCGTCCGTCGCAACGCGAATAACCTGTCCAATTAATCTTAAGTCCTTTCGCTGCAACTGCTTTACAGAACGCACGTAATTCTTTCAAGTTACCGTTTACTAGGCTATCAATAAACCAAATAACATCTGTGCCTTTGTTATAATATAGCCACTCAATCTCAGTAATTAAGTCAACACTCTGACGTTGACGATATTTCCAAAAGTGTGTTTCTTCGCAGAATGTACATTTTGCAGTGCAACCACGGCTGATTTCTGTATTCACACCATTAGGCAATTCGTATAAACTAAAATCTAAACTTTCATAATCAGGCATAGGTAAACCGTTTAGATTTAATCTTTCATCTTCAGGTTGATTTAATATTAATGGACCGTCACGTTGTACTTTGTTTTCAACATCCTCTAATACTTTGAGTAAGTTTAATTCACCTTCACCGATCACGACATAATCGTAATAAGGTTCTACTTTGAACCAATTTTTGTGTACGTTAGGACCACCTACAGCAATCTTGATATGTGGGGCTCTACGCTTTAATTCTTGGCACATCCATTTGGTAGGTTCTTCGCTGATGTAGTAAATGCTGAATCCAACTACATCTGGATTCTTGGATAAAATGTTATCAATCTCTGCACTTAATAATGGCTCAAGTAATGGATGGACATGTTCTTTATAATTGTTTCCTAACCAACGCCAGCTAGCACTAGGATCCCATAATCTAAATGGAATCTTTTTACTAGGCCACCAATCATCACGAAATGCTGTAAATGCTTTGACATTTAAATCAATCAGCCAAGTCTCATACCCTGCACTTTTGGCTATACCGCTTAATCTTGCTAGGCTGAACGGAGGCATATATGGACTCCATTCTGGACATAATACTAGCACTAGTTTAGTATTGCGTGTTTTGTAGTCTACGTAAACAGGAGTTAGATTTTTCTGTATTGTTGGTTTGGCGTAGGGTGCTATAGCCTCCATCATATTACGATGGCGTGCATCTGCAATATCCTCTGTAGGCCTTTCTTTTGGCTTAAGTTCTTCAGCAGCCAGACTTCTTAGCGTAAACTCCAAGTTTTTTCTCCTGTCACATCTATTTAACAACTATAGATATGTATAAAAAATCATTTTTTTGTAATCCAGGCTTTACCAAAATTTCTGCGTCTAGCAAAGAAAATCTGCTCACAGAAACGTTGTAACGATTGAGTCTTATCTTCTGGAAAATCAAATTCGTAGACACAGTTGTTTTTTGTTAAAACACTATCATCTTGTACATAACTAGGAATATCATATTGTAATGTCTTAAGCACCGGATAAGCACCTATTTTGTTATAATCTATAAGATATAACTTCTGGAACTCTAATAATTCCTTTTTTAATTCATTATCAATGACATAATTTTCAGATAAAAATCTTTCAATCAAATCAAATACGTGCTTATGTTTATTTTCACTATGTAAATTAATCACTGTGCTGTGAATTAAGTTCCAACCATGTATTTCCATACCTTGTATAGGGGTGTGGTCTATTCTACCTTGATCAGTCCATTTATTATAATGGACAGATATTCTTTCAATTTCCTTATTAAACCATTCATCTTTTTGTATATAATCAAACAATGATTCGTAAAATTCGTGGTATTCTAACTTATTAAGTTTATATAATACTCTGCTTATATAATTGGTTATTCCGTTAATATGAAATGTATTAATAAACCAACTCCATATTTGTGCTTTAACCATATCTTCTCTGGGCATATCTTTAGTAGATACTACAACTTCAATTCCTTCTTTAAGTTCATGTTCGTTATATGTTCCCACTAGATAATCATATACGATTTTACCCTCTAACTTAAACTCTTCTTTTTGAGTTAGATTCATTTCAGCATTTTCAAGTAGTTGTGCTTGATATACTGTGATACCAGTATGATTGCCGGCTTTGAATAGTTTATAAAAATTATCTTTCCATGTATGTAAATCTTCGCCAGGTAATCCTAATATTAGTTCAGTATATAATGGGATGCTATACTTTTCGCATAATTCAAAAACTTCTTCAATTTTATTCATTTCTAAGTTTTTTCTTTTGATAATTTCTAATACATTATCATCCATGCTTTGTACTGATAAGTTGAGGCCCATCTTACTGCCGCCTTCAAATATCAATTTACGCACTATATCCACTACTTCTTGTTTTTGATTTTTAGCCCAAGCGATTGTATAGGCTTTAGGATTGCCATACTTCTTTTGTACTTCAATCAACTTATCAGCAATCATGCTATCACGTGCAGCAAAGATGCCGAAATTAGCATCAGTCAAACTGATAAAATCTAATCCATGACTTCCAATCCATTCAAGTTCGTCAAACACTCTTTGTAAATCAAACTTTTTCACTTTGTTATATGTAAGACTACCCCAGTCACAGAATGTACAAGCATAGGGACAACCACGATTTGTTTCTAATGTGGCGTTCCAGCGTATCTCAGGATGCTTCTCCATCAAACTATCAAAGACCCCTGATAAGTATGGGCTAGGAATTTTGTCTAATTCGTCAATTCTTATTCCGGGTCCTGTGTCATATACTTTACCGTCATCGTTAATGATTAGTCCAGGAATAGCCTTAAAACTTGCACCTTTAACTAACACAGTTTCAAGTATTTTTTTAAATGTGATTTCCCCTTCTTGTTTTACTGCTAGATCAATATAAGGGAACTTTGCAAAAAAGTTTTTATCAGTTATTGGTGGTTCTGGACCACCGAAAAAAATCAGTATGTCTTTATTTCTTTTTTTAAGTTCTCTAGCGAGTACATTATTGTAACTGCGATTCCAGATATAAGTACTAAATCCTACTACATGACTATCTTTAAGTTTTTCAATAGCCTCTTCAATAGTGTCACGGCGCCAGATAAATTCACCTAATTGAAAATTATCATCAATCGCTTTAAATTGGCTTACGTAACTCCAAAGGACACCCGGACTATAAGGCAAATAATATGCGTTATATTCTTTAGGTCCTTGTTGAAAATTTGGATTTACGAAACTAACAATTTTTTTAGACATATCCATGACTATTTATGAACTGGGCTAACTCGCTTGCTATAACTTTATAACCTGCTATTGTAGGATGTGCCCCTTCACAATTTGTCAGATATGTAGATGGCCATGATCTATTGCGATAAACATTAAAATAACCGCCCCAATTTTCTTTTGGAATCAGTCCATCTAAATCTACTAATTTTTGCATGAATGATTCATAATTAACATAGTTATGAATATAGTTATTCCATTCAAATTGATAAACTAGTGATCCTGTATTATCTTTTAGATAATTGTAAACACCGTTAGGAGATTGATTGAATGCATTGGCTAAAACTAATTTAAAATTATTTGCCCTAGCGAATGCTTGTAGATTCAATAAATTAATTACTTGCCAAGAAGCGACAAACTGTTCTGACCATAGTTCTTTAGCATAGGTTCCCCAAAATACGTTATCGCTTGCGCCACTTTTATTGGCTATAGGCCAAGCCGTGCGCCATTTATAGTGTACATATTCATTACTGCTATAAAAGTCATCTTGACCTCTATCATGCTTGGGATGCTGTTGAAATACATCAAAACGCTCAAAGCCGGACATCATTAAAATAATAATGCCTGTTGCATTTTTCCAATCTATTCTGTTACAAAAATGTAATTGATTTACTGCTGCAAAATTACCTATGCCGCGAACACCTAGATTGATTGGTGTGTAATCTTTAAAGTGGTCCCTGCACAATACATTTACCCAACTATTTTCATGTTCATACTTGCGTAAGTGATAATCGTCAACACCCCTTAGTTGAACTCTGCCGTTATATTGTTGCCATATTTCTTCAGGATATCCACCTTCGCCCTGCGTCCAACTACAGCCTAGGCCTATAATATACTTTTTAGACATCTTATTCTACATCTTTAATATTATTGTCTAATTGTTCCTTAATCCAAGCATATGTCTTGATTAATCCGCCTTCTAAATCTTCGTCGGGCGCCCAATTAATTTTTTCTTTGATTAATGTATTATCACTATTGCGACCCATGACGCCCATCGGACCCTCAATGTTTTTAATATTAACTGTTTTACCTGAAATTTTAGCAATCAATTTGACTAAATCATTGATGCTAATCATCAATGTGCTACCAAGATTGAGAGGTTTTTGATAATCTGCTTCCATGATACGATGTATGCCATCTATGCATTCATCAATATATAAGAAACTTCGTGTCTGTATACCAGGACCCCAAACTTCTACAGTACCATTATCTTCGGCCATTGCTACCTTACGACACAACGCGGCCGGGGCTTTTTCTTTGCCGTTGTTCCAACTACCTCTCGGGCCAAATATATTATGAAAACGTGCGATACGTACATCTATTTTATAATTACGCGCATAGGTTAAGTACAATCTTTCACTGAACAGTTTTTCCCAACCATATTCGCTGTCTGGTTCTGCCGGATATGCACTATCTTCTGTCAGTAATGGATTATTGGGATCAGTTTGATTATATGCAGGATACATACATGCGCTAGAACTATAAAATACCTTTTTTACATTATGTTTTACCATATTGTCTAAAATGTTTAAGTTTATGGTTGCGCTATTGTGCATGATATCAGCATCGTTATCGCCTGTAAATATATACCCTGCGCCTCCCATGTCTGCTGCTAACTGATATACTTCATCAATACGATTCATAAAGATAGTTTTTACATTTTGATATTCACGTAAATCTAATTTGTAAAACTTATCACATTTAGTTTCACTATATAATGGGAATTTTAAATCTGCCCCAATCACGTAATGTCCTTGTTTTTTTAAACTTTCTACAAGGTGGGTGCCTATAAAGCCTCCTGCACCGCACACTAAAACAGTTTTCATGAATTAAGTCCTCTTTCTTCTCTTATTTTTTTATATGTTTCATAGTCTAACTGACCTGTTAGAGCTAATTGATCTATCATATATTTAGCTATCTTTTTACTCACGTTTGCTTCGGGCCTTTCTTTCATAAGATTGAAATTATGTTCTAAGATAGGCTTGACTTTACGTCTAAACTCTAGAACTTTATTAATATCCCATTTACTGATTTCCAAACATAAATCTACGATTGCTGCCATACGTTTATAGTGATTGTGCTGTAGATCGTAACTTTCATCCCAAAAATCATTAAAGGTTTGAAAACCTAAATCTCGTAACGATTGCAGCGAATAAGCAGACCCTACAATTATGAAGGGATGTTTTTCTTTAAGTGGCTTAAAACTTTTTTCTGTAAGCGAAACGTTGTGTTCTCTAAAGTTTGTTTCTGTAACCAAACTTATGAGGCTATTCGTGTAAAATTGTCTAGTAGCCATCTCTTCGTCAGCACACATTTGATTTATGCGTGTTTCCCCGTCAAGAACTAATGGTAACTTGTTATAAAGATTAGTTATATCTTCATTAGTCAAATTTAACTCAGGGTAGCCGGCTATATCAACATTTTCTAAAAATGGTCTAGGACTTTCCGGATCAACTTTACTTAAAGCCCAATAACATCTTTCTAATAGATTGTGCTTATTGAGTGCTAATGATAAGTTTAATCTATGTTGCCTAAATCTTCTATTAAAACTTAAAAATAATTTTTCAGGGAAGTAATTTTCATCATACACAGGTTCTTTCAACATGTTCAGAGAAAATTGCCTTGCAAAAATACCCTGACTACTAGGCCATGCTATGACATGCATTCGTTGATCTGGTCTATCTGGTATATTGTGGCGCTCACACCAATTGTCATATATTTGTTTAGCGTTCATACAACCGGTAATATAAATGATTTTATTCATAGGTAAACCTAATGAACTATTAAAATAATGGTGCATATTAGTTAATATCTTGTCATCAATATAAGCTTCCACTGCTAGTTCTATTAATATGAACCCTCTACCAGTTCTAATCTGCTCTAATACATGTCCTGACATGTGACTAAACTCAATTATACCTGAACCAGCCATGAAATATCTTTCAGGCGGAATTCTCCAGTATAGTGAATAAGGAAAAACAAAAATATCTTTATGAGTGACCTCGCTATTAGGCCACAAAATCCATTCTTCTTTTCTTTTTTTAAATATATTTTGCCATAATTGATCACTCCAATAGAAAAAAGTTTCAGGTTTAATTTTTTCTGCTTCTGTTATGAGTGAGTAAAGATTTGGTGGTTCAGTATTAAAAATCGGCCCTTTAGGACCCATCCATGAGTATACAACTTTTAAATGATCTGACAACATCAGATTATTTATTGAGGTAAATATTTAGGAATTATAATATCGGTTCCGCAATGACAATGCTCTTTTCCGCATTGTACTACTCTAGGTCCTACTCTAGCAATATCTTCAAGGATGTGACCGACGTACCCTCCCTGACCGCAACTTGCTAGACTCATCTCACCAACTGGATTGATGAAAATACAATCACCGACATTACATTCCCAGCCCATGAAGAAGTTATTACCAGCGACAATAACTTCGTTACTATTACAGACTTCGGATGTATTATCATCGTACCTGTTGTAACTAACTGTCATGGTAGTGCGTTTTGTAGGTTTTCTCTTTTTTACTTGAATTTCAGTAATATTATTTTTAATAAATTCTACTTTGGCAGGATCGCTATAATGCCAGGGACCTGTATTTGAAGTCATCTCGTCAAATAAAGGAGTCCATTCAATAAAGTAGTTAGGCATCACAGTTTTTAGATAATTGCCAAACTCTACTACTTCCCAAAAACGCTCATCATGTAATAGCATCTTTGTAGATAGATAATTCACCTTATCGCATAAGAATATATTATTTTCTTCGTATCGTTTTTTGTTAGCAAATTCAATGTGGAAACTAGCAACTATATCATCAAATAAGTAATAATGCTTTTCCCACCATGCTAATGGACGACTTAAGTTTGTGTTTACTGCTAGTGTTGCACGCGGTAGTTCGTTGTATATCCATTCACAGATAGGTATAAAATTTTTCCATGCTGTGGGTTCGCCACCACTAAAGAAAAATTTAAAGTTTTTATAGCCTGCGTTCTTATACTTGTTAACTATCGTTTCTAGATTTTTTATATACTTGTCAGTATTGCCTTCATTTTTAGCACTACCTCCCCAGTTACCCGGGTTGCAATAACTACATTGATAGTTGCAATAGTTATTAACTTGCCAAGTAATACTTAGGTAAGGTTGAGGGGCTTCAATAGCAATTAATTTTCTTTGGCCCACTCATATACCTCTTGTAATTCTGGTATGATACTAACTAGGCTTTCACCTCTAACCTTGTCTACTTTGTCGTTGGCTTCAATAAATTCACGTATACCGCTTTTGTTTTCTTCACCACTCAACAAGTTATAAACAATCATCTTAAAACCATTATGTATATGAATGTTATCGGAATACTTATTTTGATAATGACGATACAATTCTGCAAGCCTGCGCTTAACAAAGCCTGGTAATATCATTACGTTTGCATACCAAGGATAAGTTAACATATTAAATCTTGGACTTGACTTTGTATCAATAAATCCATTTTCAATCATGTAATCAAAGAAAGTAGGAAATGTGAAAACATTCCATATGCTTATAGTCGGTGTAATTTGAAATTCAGCGTGAGGCACTTGTTCTTTTACTGTTTTGATATTAGCGACAATACGTTCCCAGTCAGTACCCTTACGCAGCAACTCTGCTTGTTCACCATGAGCATCTAAACTTGCCCATATTTTTAGTTTAGGGAACTTCTTCCAATAATCAATTAAATCTACATTCTTCTTGTATTTTAATGACGAAAAGTTTGTTGTATAAGTCAACTCAACTTTTTCGTTTAATCCATTCTCAATCCAATAGTCTAAGCACTCATAGTGTTCTGGAGTGATGATGATCTCACCACCTGCAAAGTACACTTCCTCTACATCTTTTAAGTGTAACTTTAATTTATTCATGAACTTTTGTTCTTCATTGTTGTTCACAACAATTTTCTTAGCGTTCCAAAAATGTTCATATTTTTCCATACCATATTCGTCAACATACTCTTGCGCCCATTGGCTTGAGCATCCTGGACCACAACTGCGACATTTCATGTTACATAGATTACTGAAACGTATATCCATGTATTTCATTTTAAATTCTTTTAGACTTCCATCTTTATTTGTAGATTCTACAATATAATCTACTAACTCTTCTCCGCGGCGAGTATTATGACTCTGACGCATAGTCCACGTGCCCAATTGTTCTATGTCGTTACAACGCTTACATGCTTCTACTGGCTCATCATTTAACATGGCTAGTCTGATCTTTTTAAAATCAGGACTGTTTACCATATCTAGAACACTTTGATTATCTTCAATCTCACTTACGGGCATGTTACTGTCTGCAACACAGCATGGTAAAATACGCTTATCTGGCCAAGCATGAAAGTGAATCCAAGGTAAAACACAAAAGTATTTGCCGTCCTTTACAAGTTTTTGGACTGTTTCTTTATCCATGAGGTTACTCCAGTAGATCCTTCATTCTATTTAATTCAGGGAACGTTTTCCAGAAACTTTCCTCACGTATTTTGTCAATTGATGCTGTATGTTGCATAAACATCTGCTTAGCCTGTGACCAAGTATTATCTTCATCAGCAAATTTGATCGCATCATTAACTAGATTTGCCATTAAGGGTATCTCATCTTTAATATTGTCTACGAAAATTTTAGCCTTCTCAGAAGCCTCTTGTTTAAGAATTTTAGGTAAACTCTTAGCACAATAGTGTATCGGGTGTACTGCGAGATATAGACTATGATACCAATCGTGCTGTCTTATCAAATTTTTACTTTTTAAGTAGTTGTAAAATTCGCTTATAGTATGGTAATTGAAAAGTGAAAACACTGTATTAATCTGGAAACTAACATAATCTAGTTCTCTAAAAGTAAGTAGATTACTTTCTACTTTACCCCAATCAGTTCCTTTTCTAAGCCATTCTGCTCGTTCACCATAGTGGTCTATGCTGCAACTTAACTCAACACGTTTAAAATGTTTCCATAAATCCAAAATGTCATGCTTTTTGTATTTGATATTACTTGCGTTCGTGTTGTATCTAAGTGTTATATCAGTACGTCCCATACGTATCATTTCTTCAAGCATAACATAATGCTCGTCTGTGATCAATGGTTCGCCACCTGCAAAGTAAGCCAAATCAATATGTTCTATGTGTTTCAGAACTTCGTCAAGTAATGTTCCACGATTATCATCAGCATGTATTACGATAGGATGATCTGGTTGAAAGTTTTCACGCATTTCAGCAGCCCATTGACTACTGAACTCTGCTCCGCATGTGCGACATTTGAAGTTACAGATATTACTAAAGCGTATGTCAAAGTAACGCATCTTAAATTCTGGTACTGTGCCATCTTCTAACGTAGTTGGTACAACTTCATCAAAATGTTTTGCAAACTGGTCTTTGCTATAATTTCTAAAACTGTAGGGGCCTGCTTCTTCGTGCTTATAACAAAAATTGCAAATAGAGTTTTTTCTCTCGTTAAGCATATCCAAACGCAATTGTTTCATTTTTTCATTATTGAAGGCTTGCTCTAATGTGCTATCTTTTGTATTAGCAAATGGATACTTGTAGTCATTGCTACAACAGGGATATATGTCTCCCTTAGGCGTCACATTCAAGTGTAGCCACGGAAACATACAAAATACTTTACTTTCGTTCAATAAGAATGATTTATCCATTTATATACTCACTTATGCATCTAACAAACTTGCTATCTCAGGAAAAGTTTTTTCAAAATCTTGACCCCTTATTTTGTCTATTTTATAGATGTCAATTTTTAGTTTGTCCTTATAGGTAGGCCAATAATCTTCAGCATTAGTAAATTCTGCTGCTTCAGTTAAACAATTTTTTAATTCTATATAGTTCAATAATGTATTAAAACGTTTAATTTTTTCATTACCGCTATGTTTGATGTAGCCAGGTAGATTTTTACTACACATATGTTTTGGGTTGTTTGTAAGAGTCAAGTATAGATTTTTGTCACCGTATCCCAATAATTTTTTGTCTAACATATAGTTATAAAACTCAGTGAGAGTTTGGTAATTAAAAACACTTAACACTGTAGATATACCTACAGTAATATTAGGTTGTTGCCTAAACAACAACAAGTTTCTCTCAACATCTGCCCAATCTGTTCCATGTCGTATATATTCTGCCCTTTCTCCATAATGATCTATGCTTGATTGTACTTCAATGGTGTTGAAACGACTCCACAAATCCAGTAAATCAAAACTTTTAAACTTGATAGTGCTTGTATTAGTATTATATCGTAATTTAATATGGGTTAAATTTTGTCTTACTAACTCTTCAAGTATCGTATAGTGTTCTTCAGTGATCAGTGGCTCACCACCTGCAAAGTAAATTATATCAGCATTATGAACTTGTGACAACACTTCCTGTAGTAAATTACCCTTATGGTCGTCAGCGTGTAATACTATATGATTGATCAGACCTCTTTGTTTATTTTCAGCAGCCCACATTGAACTGCAATCACTACCGCATGTCCTACAGGCAAAATTACATATATTACTAAATCTTACATCAATAAATTTTAGTTTGAAGTTTTCAAGTCTACCATCATCTTCTGTCTGTGTTACTATTTCATCAAAATATTTCTCAAACGTGTCGTTACTAAATCTTCTCCAAGTCCAAGGAGTTGACTCTTCCATTTTATAACATAATCTACATAAATTAACAGGCTTGTCGTTAAGCATGTCAAGTCTTATCTGTTTCAATTGATCACTATTCCAAATTTGTTCAAGTTTTTCGTTATGGGTATCGCCTAGGACGACAGACTCATCAGTAGTACAACATGGATAAACTTTACCTTTTGGACTTGTATATAGATGAACCCAAGGAAACATACAAAATGATTTACTTTCTTTTAAAAGATATTCTTTATTTAAATTTTTCATATTTGGTCTACATCTACTGGGGTATCTAATAACTGTGCTAATTCTGGGAATACATCAACGAAATTTTCATTGCGTATTTTGTCTAATCTTTCAATTTCACTCTTGAATTTAGTGCATTCTACATGCCAGCTATTTAGACTTTCTACCCAAGCAGAACTTTCAGCAATGTGTCCTATATTAAATTCTTTAATATTACTGTCTTTTAAAATTTGTACTATTTTTGTCATACCTTCTCTACCCTTTTGTTTATATGTTTTGGGTAGTATATGTGCGCTTAGATAGGTAGGAGTCATCATGGGGTATAAACTAAATGTTTCATCGTCACCAGTAAACATATTATGATTAATCAAGTATTCATAAAATTCCGTTAGCGACAGATAATTAAAAATGCTTAACACTGTGTTCATTCGCAAACTGATGTATGGTTTACTTTTTGCATTTAAAAAGTTAGTTTCTACTAAGCCCCAATCAGTCCCGTGTCTGATATACTCTGCTCTTTTACCTATATGGTCTATGCTAGCATTAATAATTATTTTATTTTTAAAGTGTTTCCATAAACCAAATATATCTTTATTTTTAAACTTTAAATTACTTAAATTTGTATTGTATCTTAAAACTATATCTGTCTTTCCGCGTTTAATCATTTCCTCAAGCATTATATAATGTTCTTCAGTAATTAACGGTTCTCCGCCTGCAAAATAGGCAGTTTGCATAAAATCAATTTGTTCAATTACATCTTTGAGAAATTGTTTATCATCATTTTTAGGAATAGATTTTGCATAAGAAAGATTATTTGCTAAATCTTCTTGCTCCCACTGACTGCTAAATCCTGACCCGCAAGTACGGCATTTAAAATTACAAATATTACTAAAACGTATATCAAAATATACCATTTCAAATTTTTTTAAACTTCCCGTTTCTAAATCTGTATAAGAGAACGCTTTTTCAAAATATTCTCCATATTCTCTATTTGCAAAATTTCTATGGCTGTCTATGATTTGATCCTCATGCATATAACATTTTGCACAATGTTTTGATTTTATGCCGTTGATCATATCAAGACGCAACTGATTCATTTCTGAACTATTGACAAGTTCCATAAGTCCACTGCTACGACTGTTTCCAAAAGCAGTAGTATCTAAGTCATTGTTTTTCACATCTGCTATACAACAGGGAGCCGCGATACCCTCAGGCGTGGTATGCAAGTGTATCCATGGAAACATACAAAATGTTTTACTATTCTTTAGTAAATATTCTTTGCTAAGTTCCATTAAAGAGGGTTAGTTCTATTTGTTTCTTGGCACAATCTATAGAAATTTAATAGTTCAGGAAAAATATCTAACATGTTGGTGTCGCGGCGCTCATCCAATTCGTTAAACCAATTATAAAAGTCTCTGCGACCTTCAATTAATTTTTCATCATCGTAAACTGTTTCTGCCATGTAATCAACTACTCTTTTAAAACGCTCATATTCAATAGAACTAAACTTTTTACTTGAGGTGTCGTCAACGTTTTCTTTCATAAATTCAAGAGCATCACGCATATAAGGCATAAACTCATCTTTTGGTAATAAGTTCATGTCATACTGTAATGGTTCCCGTAGATAGGGAGTGTCAAATCTGATACGATGCTGAGGATTAACAGGGTCATCATACCAATCATACATATTTCTCCATTCCAATAATTTTTCTAGCAATAATTTAAATGATGTTACGCTAAACAAATTAAATGTAACCATGAAGGTTACTGGACTATTCGTTAGAGTCAAATATGTATGTAAATTTTTCTCCCACAATTCTATATCTAGGCCTGTGCGATTATACTCTGCCCTTGGACCCCAAGTATCAATACTAGAGAATAATTTAAATGAACGTATCTTGCCTTCGTCGCTTAATTTTCTAACTGCCTTACTCATCTTTTCAACAAGTGCAGTCTTTGTGCCAAGATTGCTATTGATATTGAGTTCTAACCAAGGCATGGGATCTTTGTCAATCTCATCAAGAACCATGTATGTGCTTCTATGCATTGTTGGTTCACCACCTGTGATACGCATGATGTTGAGGGTCTTGCGTAGTTCAGGCCACCATTTCCAGAATGCATCAACATATGGATTTTCCTCTTCGCGCTGATACAATTTCATCCAATCAATATCACAGCGGTGATTCTTTACATTTGTGACAGGCCCATGTTCTTTGATTTCTTGATAGAAGCGTGTTGAGTATTTTGGATGACAATATCCGCACTTAAAATTACATTCGTTACCGAAATTGATCTCTAGATATTCTGGATTGATGTTTTGATCCCATGGACCAAATGCTGTTTGATTATATCTTTCTTCAGTAAAGATGCTAGCGTTGCGCTGGTGTCTGTCGCTGATGTAATCTGGACCCATGCCTTCAATGTTCCAGCAATAGACACAGCCTTCAGGCTTCTTTCCCTCAAGCATCATCTTGCGTTCTAGTTTCTTTTCGTTTGTATTGTGCAATGCAGAAGGATTACCTTCTAATTCGTGAAGGGGAATCTTATGTGGTCGTGGGTGATAACAACTATGTGTCTCACCTGATTGTAGGTACATAGTTACGTGATGCCATTTAGCAAGACAAAAAGTAGGACCAACTTCATTCTCTACTTTTATTTTGATATCTTTGATTCTTTGTATTTCGTAACTCATTACCACCCTTCTATTTTTCTGATTACATCCATTTCACGTACTAATGGGCCAAGATTATACTTGTCTGCATTGTAATGACGTTTAAATAGTTTACTCTGTTCCGGTGTGTAAGTACAGATAGGTAAACCCAATTTTGATTTTAAGATTTCTCCTATCTCGTCTGATAACTCTGTAGGATCTTTGTCCTCATATTCTTCCCACATTGTGGGATAGTTATCAAACCACATCACGTTTGTATAATCCCAGTCAGTTAACAGAGCCTTATATGTTCCTAATCTTGCTCCTGCTATGGCCCATATTCCGTTTTCAACGTCAGTACCGACATTTTGCCATATGGTTAAATTATTTAAGTTTCTGTTAGCGACACGATCACGGAAAGTGTCAACTGTAGGTAGTGCCCCACGGTCAAGTACCATCTTTACGCCTTCACGGAAGCCCGCACGCCATGCTTGAAAAGGTGTCTGATTAGGGTATGTAGTGCTATAACAATCATACATAGCCCAGTAAAGATTATCTGCACTGTCTAAACAAAAATCAACTTGAGTAGCGTGGTCACCTTTACTTGTCTCATGAGTTTTCATGTTCATAACATATTCTTTTGTCCAACTACTCATGCCGCCATTACCATAACGCAATCCATTGATGACGTTGATGGCTTTCCAACGAAACTGTGCTTTCTCAAAGTTAGATTCTTTATCTGTAAAATCTAACTGTAGATTGAAAAAATTTTCGTCAGGCATATTGTCGCCGTCAATTAATATAAAACGTTCTGTGTCGCTGGCTTCAGCAGCGGCTTTGTGTGCTGCATCACTTCCCTTTACGCCGTCAACACGTTTAGCATAAGGAACCATGTTACGAATTTTAAGCCAAAATTCTTCTTTCTGAGGTTCGTCATAACTTAAGTAAATGCAATCTAAATCTACAACATCAATTATTTCGCTCATATTATTCCCTGATTAGTTCTTTCATATCAAACTGCCAATAAGTACCTTCTACATCTGTACTATCTAATATCAGACTTACGTCATCAACATAAGTAAGAGTGCCTTCTGTAGTGGGTTTTAATTTGTAAATTTGAGTAATGTTACTATTAAGTATGATTACTCCGTTTATAACTTTGACATCGGGACGTGCCTCAGCAAACGTTTGTTTATCTACTACAATATAATTACCTTCAGGTTTTTCACCCGTGTAAAATAATACGTTCCCATTATCGTCGTAATATAATCTAAACTCAGGTGGAGGTGGTGGTTCGTACACAAAGTTTATTATTAGGTCGCCTAGTGGACCAATTTTGACATATTCTTTATCATTCATAATTTTTCGTGAATAAATTTAGCAAATTTCTTTACATGATAGTGAAAAGGATACATTTGCGGTATTGTATTTACACGTAATTGTTTGTTACTTAATTCATAAACTAATGTATCTGTCCAATCTTCAGTCACTAGATTATTGATTTGTTGTTTCATGTGCACCATGCTCATGCTATCAAAGTTCTTTAATGTAGTTTTATCTTCACCTAATATCAAACAAGCGATAGCGTATGCCCAATCTGTAGATACTTTTTCGGTGGCTGGACATTTAAGTTCAAGCCTGTATTTTTCCCAATTTACGAAAACATCTTTAATAGTTAGGTAAAACTGCTCTGCTAATTCAGATTTTTTAAAGTAAGTTATAGCATTATAAACATCAGGTAAATTGTTAGTATCAAGAAATCTTCTATAATATCTATTGTCACTTATTTCTTGTTTAAAATTCCTAATTTTAGTAGAAACAACTATGTCTCTGCTTTTTAAAACATCCCACCAATAATCTATAGATTGGGGTATAAACAAGTCGGCTTCTAATTTGATCGTGTATTCATAAGGACTAGCCTCATAAACTTGCCAATCATTGATTAAACGCCAGTCACCTTCTTTATCTAAATCACCATATGGTAACGCTACGACTTTATCAAAATATTTGCTTGTGTCAACATCATCTGATATTAAAGTAATGTGTGCAGATGGCATTACACTTTTAACGGACTTAGCCAATGCTTCCGCTATATAAACGTAGTCAACTGCTTTAGTGTTGTTGGCTATGACTACAAATCCTTTATTCATTACATTAACTCCAAGAATACATCTTTATTAATTACGTGGAAATCCATATCTTTTATAGTGATATATTCTTTCTTTACCTTTCCATTTTTATGATGATCATATATTACTGTATATTTGGTATTGTATTTTGTTTTCTTTTCTACAAATAGCTTAGTTCTAAGCCAGACGTGCATAAGATTCCAAGGTAAGATATTACTTTTGTCAAAGTGATGACCATTTATTAATCTATGAGCGATAGTAAGTGAAAAGTCATTGCGATATATATCAGGGCTGAAATTAAATAAGGCAGCATAATGACTATAATTTTTTTGTATCATTTTCATGCAAGCAAAAAGTTGCTCTGTTTTTTCTGTTTTACGAAACCCCAAAACAGTAGCCCATAGTGTAGGAAAACTAATATTACTTAATTGCTCCTGTTGTCCTTCGGGTATCATCAACTGTGCTATATTTTGATGACAAGCATAATCTTTAACATAGTCAAAAACTTGTAACAACCTATCACTGTTAACCATATAATCAACGTCTAATAATATAGTTTCATCATAGGGAGTATATTCATATGCTTGATATCTTCCTTTGTTTATCCAGATATCATCACGAAATTTATTATCTTTATCCGGTTTACTTATAACAACATTATCAAATTTATAAGTTGTATTTTTAGGAATTGAATGTTCGTCAGTTACTATGGTTACAGGCAAATCTAAGAAATGATTTATTCTCTTAGCAGTATACTCTGCCATTGCATAATAATCTACTTTAGGACTATTGAATGCAAATAACAATGCACCTCTAGTCATCTCTTGGTTTCCAAATCTTTATATTCTTTATGCCATTCTGTCATAACTGTGTCATAGACAGATTGTAATTTATCTCGTAGTTTCTTGACATTTACACTTACAGGAATATCATATAAATCTAAAAGTACAACAGTTTTACTTGTCAGTGAATTCAAAAAAGAAATGGTATTAACATCGGCTTTCCAATAGCCGCCCTGCTCTGCTACACACAATTTACTGGAATATTTTTCTTTAAGATAATGCTTTGCTGAATTATGCTCAAACCGAGCCTTCATGTCAGCAACCAATTTTTTCGTGTCCATCGGTAAATACCTCTTCCAAGTATTTAGATAGACAAACTTTTAAGAAAAAATTATTATGATACTACAACACTACCGGCTAACGTAATAGTTCCCCAAGTATTGGCTATATATGTTGTTGCTGGTGGGGTGACTGTGCAAGTCACGACTGTGCCTGTACCTACAGTTCCGTTCGCTCCACTTTCTCTTAGTACTGTGAAAACAGATATAACGTTACCATTGTCTCCATTTGAGCCTGTTGCTGCTGTAGTTTTTGCGATATAAACCAAATCTATGTTTGCAGTATATGGGCTATCTGCTGAGTTTTGGTCAAATATAGTTGTGTTGCCTGTAGTCAATCCAAAATAACCACTGTTTGTTGATAGTGTTTGTGTTGAGCCGCTACCGCCTACTTTAGTTACACCATTATAACTTGTGCCTGCGATAGTACGTGCGCCACTATTTTGTCCGCTGATTACAACTGTGCCTACTGCGGAGCAAAGATTTGATAATGCTTGATTCACACCTGCTGTGACATTAGGATGACTGGCAGTCATTTTGATCTGACCGCCTGCATTAAAGAAATAACGTGCAGCGTCACCATTGGCAAAACTTACAGTCTGTGTAAATGTTGCGGTTGATGTCCAAGTTGAAGCAGTTGTGACTGCGTTTGATGTGGTTGAACCTTGACTTGCAGCATTACCTCTCGCTGCGTAGATGCTGTTAAGATTAGTTTGGGCTGCTGAATAAAATGTTACGACATTGCTTGAGCTGACGTTTGATATTGAAGTGATGCTAGTACCTTGATGGCTAGCAGCATTGCCTGTATTATAGAATAATCCGTTCCATGGGGTAGCAGAAACAACATCACCCGCTGCTACGTTTGCCACAGCAGTTTGACCATAACCTGCTTGACTGCCACCTGTTGCCCAAGTAGCATTAAGAGTATTAGTTGTAGTGGTTGGATTACCACCTAGCATTGTATTCAAATCAGTTGCTTGTACTAAACCGCCTGCTGCCCATGTCATATTAAAATCTCCGTTAGACTATGTATTTATCTTATAGTTACAATTGCTTCTACTGTTCCGATATCGTCAGTAGGTTTATCGGACAAAGCACGACCTATAGTGTTAAAAGCAGTGGCTTCTCCGTCTTTTGCTGCCCTCGCTAAGCCATTACCTGCACTTACAAGTCGTTGTGCTTTAAGGACTGGACCAATTACTTTTACTTTTACCCTACCGGTTACTGCTACAGCAGGGTGGGTTCTATCGTCACCTGCACCTGCGTTCATAAGATATGCAGCAGTATTAGATACTACACCAAATACATCTTCACTTAATTCATATTTTACAGCAGTTATTTCTTTACTGCCGCCTAATTCTACTACCGTACCAGCATCATATTCAAGATCAGATTCAAAACGTTCTGCTAAGTCAGCATATGTTGCTTGCATTCTTGAACCTGCTGTAAGAGTCCAATTTCCTGTAATCGTTCCTGCAATCGCTACGCCACCTGTAGTAATTACCTGAGTTGTGACTGTTCCTATATTTGCAGATGTAACATTCGCTGTTTGTATCGTTGCGACATTAGATACGCTTATGTTTGTACAAGAAATAGTGGGTATTGATGCATTATTTGTAATGATTAAGTTATTGGCTGATAAAGTACCAGTAACAACTACTCCTGAGAATGTAGTATTTCCCTCTGCTGTCTGTATGGCTAGACTTAGCCACTCATCTGCTACAACAGTTCCGTCAGCAGGACAGACATATAGTATATTATCATTTGTATTAAACCACAATTGACCACGCAATGGGTTGACCGGGGGAGTAGTTGAAGCAAAGTTTTCAGTCAAATAAACAAAATTTTCATCTAATACTTGACCATAACCAGCATAGTTACGTCCAGGTAGGCCTAATGACGAACTAGTAGTGTTAATTTGTCCGTCTGCTATAGTAGTCAGTACCTGTCCGTCGCTTTTAACAATCGTATATGCCATAGTTATAAACTCGCTTTAATATTTATCTCTTATATAGTTAGTAGGTTTGTCAAACTTTGAATTCTTACTGTATAATCAATCTGAATTTGACGGTTTAGTGACTTCTGAACAGGATGGAATATCACATGAGTTAATAATCTTGTAATTACATTACCATCACTGTCAGTACCATAATTTGCTAATAATCCCAACTCGTCAAATGTAAAATTTCCGTCTAATTGAGTGCTATTATCAAAGGCTGCTTGCCCGGAAGGCTCGCCGTAATCTAATAAGCACTGTACCAATATGTCAGAATATAATTTACCTGAAGTATGATTTACGGTCATCTTATTACGTGTAGGATCTAAATTGAACACGCTAGTATCGTCAACAATCTTAGCGTAAGTTTCATTGTACAAAGCTGCGTTTTGACCTGTAGTGTTAGGTGGCAAATAAGTTATCACCCCTGTCTCGTCAACTGACGCACCGCCGTTACCAAAAGCCATCTGATAAATTTCACCGTAACCGCGATTACTTAATGTGTCGGCTAATGCTTCGCTCATGTTTTCGTAATTGATGGCGTTCTTTTTATCTACAAACACTTCTAAACTGTTAGGGTCGTAGATTTTAAGGAATCCTTCAATTTTATAACTTACAGTAATCATTAATCATCGGCCCTCTTTTGTACAAAAACTTCGTTAGAGTTTGGATCATAAATTTTAACGTGACTAGAGAAATAAACACCAGACTGCTCATTAGGCTTACTGACTGGTTTATCCTCTTTTTTCTCGCTATTTTCCAATTTAGTATCTATTGACTTATTTATCATATATTAAACATCCATTCTTAAGAATTCAGCAGCAGTGCTTGACGCGATCTGCAATGGGTCTCCTAAACTTGCATCATAGTCTCCAGGAATAGTGTTCCAAGTCTTACTATATTGTATATTACTCATTCTATTGTTGTCTAATAATCCATAAACAGTCGCATATTTTGGTATATAAGTTTGTGTGCTTGTACCTAAAATTCCTCGTCTTACTGTGATTTCATTAGCAACAGTATCAACACTTAATAATTGCATATACTCACCATTGATATAAACGCTATTTCCATAGTCAATATCAATAGTCAATATGTCATCTTCTTCTATCCATAGACCAGCTGTTATTTTTAATACTGCTCCAGCACTTTCAACTATGATTGATATATAATCTGATTCAATAAATTGGCCCTTAGTTTCATTGTAGATTGAAACGTTTAATATTCCAGTCTTACTACCATTTACTGTTATATAGTAATAGCCTAATTCTTCTGCTAGAGTTTCGTTGCTTTGAGTTTCTAAACTAATCAAATTGCTTGCATCCTCTACTGGAATGATAGTATCAAATTCTGACAGTGGTTTATTGATCCACGTTCTAGTTCCTGCGTTTGCTCTGTACACAGCGCCTTGGTTATTCTTGTCAACCATGTTGATATATACATCTTCGTCAGGGCTTGCTGAAGGCATCATGCTAGTTATAATGATTTCGTCACCGCTAGTGATAGGTGTCAAAATGCTTATTTGATTACCAGGATTTAATTTCAACAAACTTGATGGTACGCGCTTACCATTCACAGTTACCCAGAGTCTATCAACATTAGTCTGTACCCATTGTGAAACTCTTAAGTTTGTTCCTATACGTTGTGTGTATGATCCTTCTCCGCCACCTACTACAATCACGTTACCAGTTTGCGGACTTGTGAATGTCAATGTCAAAGTATCTTCATTATTGTAAACAATTTCAGGGAAATTATAAGTGCTTACCATTGACAAGTTGTTAGGATACACTGGTGTGACACTTAGATATTGAGTTTCTAGATTGTGGTTGACTGTCCAAGTGGTACTTGGTGTTGTTTGTGTATGTTTATAATATCCAACTAAATCGCTATCAGATATCACAGCAACATTACCCGCTTGTGCAGAATTAAATGTCAATGTTAAAGAATTTGCATTCGTATAAGTTATTGCTGCCCCATCATACTTACCGTACCAAGAATAATCGCCAACATTAGCATGTGCCACTACAACATACTGATTGTTTAAATTATGATTTACAGTCCATGTGGTGCTTGCTGAGGACTGTTCATGTAAGTAGTATCCTGATACATTTGAACTATCGCCTACTATAGTTGCATACCCTGGAGTTATTTGATCAAATGTGATAGTGCAAGTATTAGCATTGTTATAATAAATTTCAGGATAATTATAACGACCTGTCACAGCAACATTACTATCATAGATAGGAGTTACGCTTACAAATTGTGTGTTAAGATCGTGATTTACTGTCCAAACACTAGTACCACCTGTGCTTGTTAAAGTTAAGATATTACCGTCTGGTGTTTCGCTGATAGTGAATGAATTATTGTCGTAATCAATTGATCTAATATAATAGATATTGCCTGCAATTATTTCCGGAATTGATGTGCTTTCACCAATCAATACATTTGATTCAGTAAATGTTATTGGAGTATTGACAATTAAATTTACCACGCTTAAAGCAGTGATTTGTGTAGTATCACATTCTACAGCAGCAGTTGTTTCTAACATCCAACTTTGATCTAACCAAACATATCCGCCGCTCACATAAGCATCGCACAATGTTACTGGCTCATTTATACCATCTACGTATGGGCTAAATTCAGTCAGATAAATGTCAAATATATTATCTGTGATTACATGAACATAGAACACGTTATTGTTTAACTGTATGCTACCAGTTAATCCATCGATCCTTACTACATCGTTTGTATCTAAATGATGAGCATCTGATGTCTCAATACGCACAGTTGGCTGACCTCCAACTACTACGTGCATCAAGCCTGTTTGATTTACAGTAGGATAAGTTGTGCCATATTGGTCTTGAACTTTAAATTGATTTGTAACTGTGTTGATCTCACTTAGTGTATACACAGTACCGTCAGTTCTTACGCCGCCGAAACCTGCGTAGACTGGAGTGCTACCTGGTATGTCTACTTGGAACATGACAGACTGTCCTAACACCATGCCTGTTGTTGAGGCTGCGATAAAATAGCCCCCGACAGAAGCAGCAGTTTGAGTATCTAATAATGGGAAACTAAATGTATTTTCAACATTGTCTATTGGTGTAACATATTTGCTAGTAGTTTCGTATTGTGTATTAAAATATTGACGCTTGGTATCATTAAATGATATCACACTAATTGTGCTATTTGCATCAGGTGCTATTGAATCAAATACAAGTGAGTTTAATCCAGAATATATTGTATATTGATTTGGCATGATGCGTAAGCCATCAACTTCAACAATAGCATTAGTTGCATTACCTTCGCCCATGTAGTTAGATAAAGTGTATGCTCCTGTAGTGCCATCACCATTGAATGTTTCTATTTCTGGAACTGTGTAACCATATTGTTCAGGGTCAGTTTCGTTAAAGAAACTAAATGAGATGTAATCTACAGCAGTGTCATAATCAGTTGCGAATACTAAGTTTGCATTGATTTGATTTATAGCAAGAGTTACAGCATAATCATTTGTGATAAAGTTAGATACACCTGAAGCGTTTATTAATGTTACGGTTGACCCACCAGCAGTCAGAGAAACTGTAAACTGAGTATCATCAATGATAGTTTTCACATAGTAAACTTGATTGCCGTTCAAGTTACCAAATATATTCTTATCAAATACGATTTGCTGATTAGCGACAAGCCCAACTGTGCTATATGTTACTAGGGCATTGTTGCTTGACTTAGTTTTGATGACTGTGTTGCTTATACCTGAAAGTAAACGTATTCCGTTATGGAATACAGCAGGTTCAGTATAGAATTGTCCTGGACCATTCTGAATTACTGCTTGCATGTTTGAGCCAGAATCAGTGGTTAAGTCAAATATTGGACCTGCTATGCCATCAACTAGAGTGCTACTTATTGAAATACTATTTCTAACTAGGTTAATAGATTTTACATAGTAATTAGTATTTGCAACAACTCCACCAAACACATCACCTGTAAAGTATATTGCTGAATTTAAAATAAACAATGACGCATCATCAACTACCATAGTATTAGTTGTATTATCTGTTGAAAATACTTGAGCGTCAATAGGATCAGTAGCAGGTTTGATTATACCTCCTGTTGTAAATCTAAATGCTGAGTAATTGCAATTTAAAAATACTTCTTGGAATCCAGTAGCAGAATTTTCAATCAAAGGATTTATCTGTGTACTTGATTTGATTAATTGATCTCCGTTTCCTACTTCATAAACATCAATTCTTAATTTTTCTGGATCAGAAATGTTAGTATCAAGTTCAATTGTTTTATTGACATAATCGCTAGTATAGCCATTTCCTTCATAGATTGTAGTGCATAATCCATCACTTCCAATTATGTATACGCTAATACATGCAGGCACCTGTACTACATCAGCGAAACTATAAACATTATCTGCGTTTGCATCTAATTCAATTGATACAACATTATAACCAACATGTGCATACTGTGTTGCTGACCAGTTAGTACCTGCTCTTGTAGTGACTATCATAGTCAACTGGTCTGATACTACACCAGGTACTAATTCTTCCGGGCCATAACCTGCTTGGAACGGATCACCTTGAACAGTATAGACAGGTTTTACTAGGGCAAATACCTGCGTTCTATCCCAAACTACTGGATCAGTAGTAGTATTTGAAGTTTGTAGTAATGTATTATCATCACCACCTATCGTATAAGTTGCATTTGATGTTTCATAATATATTACGTTAAGATCATTTAATGTGCCGGTTGCACGTTCAGTCCAGGATGTACCGTTAGTTGTACTTACTTTAACAACACCATCATCGCCTACCGCTGTGAATACATTGTTTACACAAATCACATCATTTAAGTTTTTACCAGAACTTAATATTAATGTCCATGCATTTAATGCTGAGGCTTGATAGACAGTACCGTTATTACCAACTACAACTATTACATTGTTGTTGTATGTTACAGAATTTAATGTTGAATTATTTGCGGTTCCGATATAATCTGATGAACTTACTTTAGTCCAAGTAGTTCCGTCAGTACTGTAGACAATTAATTTTGTGCTATTGTCGGTACCTACTGCAACATACCCTGTAAAGAATGATGTATTAACATAAGAGACATCATAGAAATACCCTGAGTCAGTATCAAACTTATAAACTTCTGTCCAAACTGTGCCTGTGCTATCACTTAATAATAATGTATTACCAGCAGCAATATATTTGTTGTTATGATATATTACGCTGTGTAATGAAAGTTCTGCTTGTGTTAATAATATTTTTTCATATGGGATATCAACAGGATCTGTGTCATAAGGGATGAAGTACCCATTGCTTGAGAATACATATCCATTAACACTCTTCATGATAGGTGTTGCTGAATTTGTAGTCGTCATTACATAGATACCATTATTGTTTATGATATCAGTCAAACCTAATGGATAATCACTTAGTTTACCTAATAGCCAATTATCTGAGACTTCAATATCCATAGCCAAGACACTTGAATTAGGTAAATTTGCAGGAGCAATATAATTTACACCGTTAAACGTAATTGCTTCTACGTTTACTCCTGTTGGATAAAATTCTTGATCTTGTAATATAGTATCAACAGTAAACTGATCGGCAGGATCAAATGCATTTCCTTGATATACTGTATTTGGATATGTTAATCCAGTAAATAACTGCGTTAACTCGTCGCCCGGCATATTAACATCAGGTTGATAATATGCGAATGCACGGTCTAGTGCATTTAATCTGCGATCTCCACTATCTAATTCTTCCCACTTACCGATATTAAAGTCGCTGTCATTGTTTGATACGACACAAACATAAGTTTTATTATTGAATTTTACGATACTTGGAGTAAAGTAGAATGGTTCAGGTAAGAACATGAAACTACCTGCAGTAGCCATAGTCATAGAACCGTTAGCATCATCCGCAAAATTAATTACTGTACCACCTGGATTGTTAGTTAGACGAACTGTAGTTGATGTAGGTTTGTCGTAGATATAATATATTTGACCTAACACAATCTCATTTGAGAACATCGTACCTGTAAACACTACAGGATCGTTTACATTAAAGTCTGTAGAACTTGTAACCGTAACTCTATCATCACTTGCTGTTACATTTGTAGCAGTGGTAACCGTATATCCTACAAAGGCTAAATCGTCTGCTGAAACTGGAACTGTCATTCTAGGATCGCTATAAACATTGAAAGTATTTGCACCTGCTACCTTCAAGTAATAACTTTCAACTATATCATTAGGATTACCTTGACAGTTTACGCTAGTAATATTTCCTTCTGATTGTAGAGGTAATGACCAAACATATTCGCCTTCTACTACAGGATTAATCTGATTTACTACGATAGTCAAATCATTTGAAGGAGTAGTGCCGCCTAATAGGTTTCCAGCAATGCTTATAGTATTATCAACCGTAAATCCTTTACCACCGCTACTTATAATTGCTGTGTAGCCACCTAAACGATAGCCAATATCAAAAGTAGGTGCTTCTGTAATTTTCTGTACTAAATCTACAGGGCCTGTTCCAGGACTTAAAGTTTTTATTGCACCATTATAAGTGTCTGATACTGTTATATATGGCGCTCCCGTGATTGTAGCAGTACCTACAGTATTAACTAAACTTGCTACACCTCCAGTTAAAGTGGCTTTTACTTTAAAATTAGTCAAGTCTACAATACTATGTACATAATAAGTTTGTCCTATTTGTAATCCACCTAGTGGGAAGTTTGATATCACTATAGGCATGTCTACCATTAAATTAGTAGTAGTGGTTGTTAGGCTCACTGTTATTGTGTTATCTGAACTTGAAGATGAAGTACCTTGTAATGTTACATTACCAAACGTGTTAACATAGTATGCAGTTCCTGCTGTTAGACCACCTATACTTGTACCTACTGTGATCGGTAATCCTTTATATACTCTTTGTATTCCACCTGCATCACGATCTAAAATCATATAATTCTGTTGACTGACTGGGACAGATCCGCTAGGTGGTACTGTTTTTAATATACTGCTTTCTACAAGATTACCGTAATTTATAGAAGTAATATTTTCAAATTCTTGACTTGATGAGTAGAATATAAATTGCTGTCCGTTAACTTGTCCAGGACTTGCAGGCAACTGTACGTTGACAGTCATGTTTCCTGTCGCAGATGTTAATTCTACATTATTTTCTTGACTTACAAAGAAACAATAAGTGTTGCTGCTTGATGCTACAGTTGTGACTGTAAATACTGCACCGCCCAATGTTGTGCTTATTGTAATAGTGTTGATGCCAATTGATTTTACATAATAAAAATTACCAGCAACTATGTTACCAAAATTAGTAACCTGGTTACCATTAATAGTCATGTTACTGAATACGATTTGATCACCTACACTCAATCCAGTAGTGTTCTGTACAACAATTTGATTTCCACTTACAATATAAAGGGCTTTGATTCTAGTAAATGAATCACTTGCTGAAATTGTAAATCTTTCTTTATCAATGACAGAAGTCACAAAGTAAACAATATTTTCTTCAATACCGCCAAACACATTACCGACAAATTCAATTGGTATACCTGTGTATAGTCCTTGGCTTCCGCCTTGACCTATCGTTGTTAATGGAACAGTTACGATATTATTAGTGCTGCTAGTTGCTGTTGCTGTTCGTATGCCAGGATAATTTGTTGCGATTACCGCAGTGCTCACGTCTTGTCCTGTATAGCATCTTACTCCTAAACCACTTATAGTTAATGAGTTAAGAGTGACTACAGGACCTGTCAATGATGATTTGATAGTGAAATCAGTATCATTTATAACTTCAGCAATATAATATACTGTGCCAGATTTGGTTTCAATATCAAATGCTTGTAATCCTGAAGTTCCTAGATCACCAGCAAAACCTACAAGCATATTTTCAACAAAACCTATAGTTGATCCGCTAGCATTTTCTGTTGAAGTGTTTAGTTTTAATCTGATTTTATTGCCTGTTGATATAGTGCTTTCTACGCTACGTTCAAATTCAGACCAAACTGGTTGAGTATAATTAGAAATTTCTGAGATTGGTAATACAAGTCCTTGATTGCTTGAAAGCATATTGGCAATATCAGGCAACGTGCTTTCTAGTGTAATACTTGAACTTGCAATATTCTCTGTATTGTTATAAGATCCTGCAAAGAATGAGCCATAAAAACTATTGGCTTCCCAATCAACTATTTGTGTGTTGTAACTTGTACGATCATATCGTAGAGTGATATTATTTTCTCTTACTGGATAACTTGAACTTACTGCCGCTGCTTTAGCACCCAACTTAAATGTATGAGATCCTGTGCCTTGACTGAATATTTTCACTCTGGTATTTTCAGCACCATAAATTGCATCTGCGTATGAAGTGTATAATGCTATGATAGTTGTAGGAACATTATCTAATACACGTACATAGTACCACTGGTTATTTTCAAGACCGCCTACTTCTGTACCTTCACCGCTTACATATCTTATTAGGTCTCCTGTTACTAATTCTGGAGCATATAATTCAAGTGTATTGACAGGGCTAATAGCGATATTAGTGCTATCTACTGTGAAGTCGTAGGCTGAGTCAATTATTATTCTAGGTAATACTGCATATCCAGAACCAGGATTTATAACATTGACGCCTATTACCTTATCAACACGCATCACCGCTTCTAGAACTGCTTCTTCTCTTGGTTCAGGATATATAGCAGTATCAATAAAAGCAGTTACTTTAGGAGGATTGGTATATCCTTTACCTGTGTCTAGTATGACTATTGCAGGTAAATCAATAAAAATGTTTTCTCCTGGGATATGATATGCAATTTCAGTACCATTAACTCCGCGTATTAATCCTGATAAACTGTTTGTGTCTCTATTAACTTGCGTATATCCAATCAGTTCGTATACATTAGGATCTGCGACACTACTTACTTTTATAGTACCCGTTACAGGGAAACCAGAAACGTTATCTACAATAATAAAATCACTATTCAATGTGACGTATGAACGTAGTGTTGAAATGTTATAATCGTTTTGTCCAATCAAACTTAAACCGTAATTGTTTCTCCATTCAGAGTAACTTTGAGTTGTCCAAATAGCATTATTAGGCAAATATTCGCTTACTAAAGTTGGATTAGTATAAACCAACTCCGGACTGATAAATGATTGATTTTCAAAACTATATTCTGCAGGTAAATCAAAGTCCGTTATATTACCTTGATACCAGTCTATTCCAGTATATGTCAATAAAAATTCTTTGATGACAACGTGATATGGTTTTGCCTCGTTCAAATAACCAGATAAAAAGTCTTGATTATCATTTTGGAAATTTTGAATAGGCTTTAAATCTCTAATTTTGTGAGAAACATCAATTAAAGAAGTTTTATTTAACCATGGCAAGTAATTTTGATTTTCATATGATTCTGCTTGTATGTAATTAAACAACAATATTAATGATCTATTACGGAAAATTAATAATTCATCTGTGAAAATTTGTTCGTTTAAGGCACGTATGATCCATCGTGTTTCTTCGCTAGGATAATTATCAAATGGTTGTGAGCCATAAAAATCACTACCAAAACCTATATTATTAGAACTATAATCCCATAATTCTGATTTGAATCTAACAGTTCCGTTTTGTAATCCTATGCGATTCCATTTACCTTCGTCTGTATAAATGTAAGTCTCACTATTACCTTGTCCATTTTCTAATACAGTAACTATGCTTCCGGGTGCTACCTCTAAAGTTAGTAAATCATTATAAGCAGGTACCTGCATGATTGCTTTAGTATTATCATTATATCCTGGAACCCACCAATTTACATATTCCCAATAAAGTGAAGTGTCATAAAATTCTCCTGATTTAAATAAGAAAGGAATTCTAGGACGTATTTCTACGATTGGAAATTGCTTCAATATTGAATTACTATATTCTAAATAATTTTGAAGTGCTTTTAATCTATTATAGAAGAAACTCTGTCTTGGACGGGCCAATATACCACTTTGTACTGTCTTTGGCAAGAATGGATCTGGAACAACAGCACCTACTTCATCTGTACCGCCTAAACTGTCTATCAATCTATCATACAATGATCTTGGTGCTATATTACCGTCAACAAAATTAGGTACTCCTGGTAAGAAATCGTTAGCAAAATTTTCTCTGATCAATTGATATTCTTCATGTTGAATAGTATTATTTGCTGAAGAATAACCTATATGTAAGACGCTATCATTTGCATTTATATATTGTTGACAGTTATATAATGCAAATGTATTCGGTAATAATGGGGCGATGTAACTTATACCAGATCCTAATGGATTCAAGATATAATTAGCAACATTGACATCTGCTAAACTCTTATTTCTAAATTTAATTCCAGAATTTTTAACCCAGAAGAAATATACCGGCTCAATAGTGTTTGATGCATTTAGTACTGTTTGAACTGAATATAAATCTATATTTCTAGGTGTGCCCGAGCCTTCATATTCAGAAGGGGGAACGGCGCTTGCTATCCATGAATAAATTGCTACGTCACTACCAGGAAATAATGTTCCCCAATATTTCGCATTATAAGCATTATCATTCTGATGATAATTTACAAATCTTACATTTGAAGTATCAAACCACACAGTGCCTACTTGAGTCGATCCCCAAACAAATCCACTTTGTGTATTATTATCATTATTATAAGACGCAGGATCTATGTTAGAAATTACGTCAATATTCTGTCGTATTGCACCTAATAATTTACCTTGTAATGGATCAAAATAATCTAAGTTAGTTAGTGTTTGATTCAACTCAGCACTGAATATTTGACTGTTATCAATTTTACTAATATCAACAATTTCGTTTGTTTGTCTAAATTCTTTCCAGTTTGGCAATCCTGTTTGATTGATGTAGACTACTACTTGTCCATCTATATCATCTGGACGATAGCCCGGTGTGCCTATAATCACTTTATTACTTGTAAAGTCTAACGCTGTACCATAACGAGGTTGTGAACCATATACTTGACTCTTATCATTTGTGCTTTGAGCATATGTAAACGCACCTATATTGTTTAATGATTCTCTGTAATTTGAGAGATAATCAAACAAATATACTGCACCTGCATTTGTATAAGTGTCTATAAATTGTGTAGCGTTATTGTCAAATATTGTATCATTAGTAAAATCTAAATCATCTATAAAATCAAAAGTAGTTTGAGCATAGCGTGTGCCTACTGGCGCACTAATTGCCACGCTATTAAACTCATTAAATTTAACGACAGTACCAAACTGAGTTGGTCCTGTCAAATGTGGACATTGTATTACTTGAGTTTGTGTGAGAACATCAATACCCAACTCTGCAAAAGTATCAACATCTGTGGAAGTTAATACTATCTGCTGGTTTGTGACTCCTAATTCAGGTTTTATTAACTGAATATTTAATTTGTTGTTTATCGCTGTTGCTGTGATATTAGTTATTTGCGCTGTGTTTATTGCTAAGGCTGCTAGTTCTGCATCACTATCTACTGGAATAGTAACTTCATATCCGTTAATCAATAACTTACGGTTAGCAGTTGTATCTACAGTAGAAGTACCAGTTATATTACCAAATCTTGCTCCGGCATTTGTATAACGATATACTGCCCCTTCTTCATTTTCAGAACTTAAAGCGAACGGTGCACCTACTAAAATTTCTGTGGCAAATCTATTATTATCAATGCTTGTACCGAACCCAACTCCTATTCTAGGAGTAGTTTCAGTTGTGAGAATTTGATTTAATGTAAATTTATTACCGCTTATTTTAATAATATCGCCTACGACGAAAGTACCGGAGTATATTAGACTTGAACCACTTATAGAATAATTTGATTCGTCTACTAATACGCCGTTTAGATAAACATTAACTGTTTTGCTAGGGTCAGGAGTCCATGCTAACTGAAATGTTGTCGGATCATTTGTTGATGCTGTTTGTGTTTCAAAATTTTGTATTGATCTAGAATAATAATAAGCCTTGCCCCAATTTTCAGTTGATGCATCAAAATCTTCGTTGGGAGCACCTATAGTTACTACGTCTCCATAATAATTTGTAGTTATTGAACTTCCAAACTTATCTATTGTAACTGTTGGACCCGCTATAGTAGTAATAAATTCATAACTGCGTTTAATTACAGTGCCTTGATTAAACGGAATAGCAGTACCAGTTCCTGATCCTATACTTATTGCTGTGAAAGTATCGCCCGGTGAAGGTGTCTCGCCCACATTAGTTGGTAGCCAGCCTGCTGCTGACCAGTCAGTAGTACCTAATGAACTAATAGTATACTGTTCACCTATGACGAAAGTTCCTGCAGTAGATACTAAAGGTCCTGTTGCTTGAAAAATAATTCCTACTTTATTTTCTGGAGCGCCTACATTTGTAAAATCGTTTGCTCCTAAACTTATAATCTCATAATAGGTGCCATTTACTAATTCGTTAGCGTTGAATATGCCATTAATTCTTCTGTAAACATGTACATTGTTTCTTGCGACAGGTTCAGCATCATCAAAATCACTTATAAACAGCCAGTTACTATCACCGGACATTGCCATGCTGGAACCAAAATTTGTACATCCAACTGGGGCACTAATCTCTTGTAAAGGATTGATATCATCTGTAACGTATGTGTCGTTGACATAGTACAGGAATACTTTTGGTGTGCCTACAGGCTGTGAGATCGCAAAAATGTTTTGTCCTTTTACGATTGTTGTTCCGAATGAGGTACTTTTTTCAATAATTTGATCAGGATCGTAAACTTCAGTGATAGGATCATATTGGTATCTAAACACACGACCCATGCCTGCATCACTGAATAAAAAGTCTCCTTGTGTAGTGTAGGACACAGCACTACCAAATGTGCTTGTATCATTTTTCTCTTCGTCAGGTAGTGTATCTTTTGTGAATTCAATGTCAAATTCGTAATTGATTCCTTTACGATAGACAGCCCATCCACCATCATTGTTTGTATCTACCCAAACTTTATTGCTTACAAATTCGTTGTTCAATAATAGTAAATCTTGGATATCGCTAGGTTGTGCAACTCTTTGTGATACGAACTGATAGGCGATTCCTTCGCCTGTCAATGTCAAAGTGCTATTTGATAAGTTTAATGGTATTATAACTTGATATGGACTTACTACTTGTAATACTGTGAAGTATCCATTTATTAAATCATTAAAATTAATAATAGCAAAAATATCATTGATTTGTAGTGTCTGTGCTTGTCTAAAGAATATCGTAGTAGTACCATTTAAATTTGATCTAGCCCCAATGACCTGTCCTAACACATTAGGTGTCAATACGTTCCAGTTTGCAAGATAATTTGCAACATAAGCATAATCACCTACATAAAATTTATTTAAAGGTACGACTAATCCTGCTTCGTTTACTGCTGCAGGGAATCCACTAAAGAAGTATGATGACATTTTGACATCATTAAAGTTTACATATCCTGCATCAGGGAAAATAGTGTTTGGTGTGTTGGAATTCAATGTTGGTAAAACATCTGGATTTGTTATCGGTTTGCCATAATTGAACAAACTGTAGATAGGAACAATTTCTTGTGCCTGTTGTACCGGATTACCATTTGTTAAACCTATGATGCTTGGGTTATTTGTTAGTTTGCTTTGGTTGAGTTTAAATTCAATGAAATTGTTTTGTAACACGCCACCGTACACACTGTTTAATATTGCCCAGTTTTCATGAAGGTCGTAATCTATTCCGCCTTGAGGTAAATCAGCGCCTTTAAAGACATCTAGTATAGCGCGTGTACCTTTTTCTTTGATCATGTTTTTATAAACATTGACCTGTGTGATATCGGTTAAGTCTGCGCTTACCATATATGGACGAGAGCGATAACCAATTAAACTAAATGATAATTGATCTGCATCTTTTTCAAGATTTGCTTCGTTTACATTATAATATAACGAACTTTCATAACTTCTTGTGCTGCTGTTAGGCAACAGACCTTTTTGAACTTCATCGTAATCTGTTTCTTTCCAATCTGCCTCTGTGAATGTTTTTGAAGGCTGAACGATTTTTAATGCTGTCCAATACTTGTTTTTAAAACTTACAATCTCACCCTTTGTATATTTTACAGCCGGTGTCCATTCTCGTATATTATCTTGATTATAGATAAATCCACTTGCATTCATCGTGCCGTTCCATTCAGCACTCTTAGTACCCTGCAAGTAAATTCTATTTTGTTTTAATCCCGTGATTAAATTATAAATGACATCATTGAAAATAGTTTTATTATCAAATACTATACCATGCTCAATATTACTCAAGTTAAATTGACCATAAGATATTGTATCGCCGTCTTTTAGTGCAGTGACACTAAATGATGTACCTTCTCTGACTATACTTAAATCTCTATTTTCAATAGGATATAAGTTTTGATTTAAAATAAAGTTATTATTGTGTATAGATAGAGGTTGCACTATCAAACTTTCTGCATTAATAGCAAGAGTATTTGCTGCTGGATTTAAAGTTATTACGCTACTATCAACAAAGCCGATCTGTGCCCAATATAAAAACTCACCGATCATCTGATTCCAGTCAAGTTGCACTCCTGATTCAATTAACTCGTATTCACAACCTTGTGATATCAAATAACGTCCATAACTTGCAAGAAATTGTGCTAAATCCTGTGTTTTTCTGAATACGCTTCCATATTCAACGATTTCAACTTTATCTGTATAATCTTTAGCGACCTTTACGCTTAAATCTTGTATAATGATGTTGTTTACGTTACCGTTGTTGATAGGTTTTAAAATTGAGAAATAATTAATATTCTGGCTAAAGCCATCTACGCGATAACCATTTGGAACTTTTTCTACGCTGACTGCACTATAAATTATCTTTGTGTATGGTTGATTTTCATATAATAATACACTAAAGTTTTCATCAGGTATTAACAAAGAAGAATTGCTACTGTTAGGTGTGCCTTTCTCAACAAAGAACTTTAACAATGTCTTGTCGCTGAATCCTGCCAATCTATAGACTAATCGTACATCTATATTTTTGAACAAATTAGTTATATTAGTTGTAGCATCTACGCCTAGTTGTTTTTCATAATCAACTATCCAGTTAATATAACTTGTTTTAGCAGTGCCGTTACCATAAATTTGTATTTGATTAGGAACAAGATGGCTGCGATCATTAACAAGATACTGATTAAATTCAGCGTTGTATTTGTAATTGTCTAGGTCTACTGCTAAGTTAAAGAAGTTGGCAGGTTTTAATAAAGCGCCCAATCGTACTAAATCAAAGGGCCATGTTGAGCTGCGACGATAACTGAATTCAACAGGACCAAGATCGCCTACTATCCATTGATCTGCAAATAGACTTGGATCATATGTTCCTACTATTGAATTCAATGGGCTCTTTTGGCTACCGTCTTCATTTACAGGAAGTATTAATAAAAAGTTCTCAAACTCTGTGTCCCACTCAGTGGTATCTCTAGTGAAGTTTGATTTTTTATAGCGAGATAATGTTATAGGATTGCCGTTATTGTAATCAATACCGTCAAACATATCTGCCCACAATATTAAGTTATCACTTGTATAAGGGCTTGGACCATAACGTTCATCCCACCAAGCAGGTTTATTAGCGTAGCCAATCATTTCCCATGGTGTAGTGGCTGGTGTTGAAGTACTGAAGTAGTAAATGTATATACCTCTCCAATTACCTTGAAGCAACAAGTCACCTGTTACTTTTGCCCCTGAATCTCGGTAGTTGTATGTATATGAATTACTTTGTGTAAAAATATGATCCTTATAATCAAGTTTATTATTTCCTACCCAATCTAAGAATGCAGGAGAATATGCTGTCAACCAGTTATTATAATATTCAGTAGTATCTTTGTAATAATTAGGAATAATGTCAGCAGCATTAATAGGAATAGTTGAACTTAATTTAATGTTGTTGTAGACACGTTTCTCAAACTCAAATAAAACTTGATCCCTATAATCGGTTAAACCATATAATTCACTATATTGACCGTATAGTTTTGTATAAGACCCATCGTGTCCTACTATAAAATATGTCGGGGTAATATATGTTTCATCATAAATTACCTTAGGCACAGTTACAGGATATAATCCTAATTTACTTGGTGTATTAGGAACATAAGAGCCATAAGTTTGATTATATTCATTGATGATAACTTGATCACCAGTAATTAAATCTTTTGTGATAGTAAGTGATGGGCTATCTTTGCTTACAGTATAATCAATATTTTTATATAATAACTCTGTAACTGTAGTTCCCTGTACTTTACGCTTTAGATAAACTAAAATACCATTATAGTTTGCTGTTTCATAATTATAAACTTTGCTTAAACCAAATGTCGTAGTTCCGATATTATTAAAAAAGTTATAGACGTTTGAAATATAAGGAGCCTTGTTTGGTATCATGTCTGACCAAAAGAAAGGCATCTCTTGATTCTTGACGCTTGATATAATATCAAGTGTATAATCTAATAATGCACCTGCATCGTAACGTTGTTGCCAATCTATCTTATTAGCAGTATCTACTAATAATGATTTAAACTTTACATATTCTCTGCTATTGAACAACAGTGCTTCAAATAAGTTATGCTCTTTTTGTCTTAGGAAAGCACCTGGTATTACTAAACTTGCACTATTTTGTATAATGCGATTACCCCATGGTACGAGATTACCTAAATCGCGTGTATTGTTTGCTCCAAATACATCGCCGGTAGTGTCAGGATTATTGTAGAATATGCTTTGATATTGACCACGTATATCACCAACGTCAACTGAAGTAATATCAGTATTAAATGGATTGTTGCTTAAGTTTATAGGGATAGTATAAAATGCTTGCGTACTTACTTTATCGCTTAAAATTAAAACTTGGATTACTGTTTTTTCAAGTGCAGGGATATTTACAGTTACACTAGTGCTTGTTTCTGTATTTTGTACAGTATAATCAGTGATAAGATTATTATTATTAAAGACTTGAATAGATGGCCATATAGTATCTTCAACATTTAATTGTGGAACATCGCAAGTAACTGTAACATCTAAAGTTGTTGCATCTAAAGAAGTTAAAACAACATTAGGAGGTGTGTAAGGAAATTCAAATACTTGATACTGAGTGCTTGGGGCAACCGCAGTTTGCCATCCTAGTAATCTTTCATAAGTTAATCTTCCGGTCGTATTATACACATACCCTGTATTAACTTTTTCTGTTTCAGTAATATTTTGTTCTAAACCAGTAACATAATTGAATTCGTCAACGTTTAATGATACTTCAAAAGAAATATCTCCTGTATTTCTAATACTACTAAACGTGATAGGGAAACCCAAAATAGTATCGTTAACACCACCTAAATTTACTTTATAGTTAAACAATTCGCAACCTTGGAATGTGGTTGACTTATAGATGCTTGTGTCACCAAAACTTATACCGTTTTTATCAAACACATCAAATTTTGGAGGTTGATTTACTTTGATTTTCTGTTGAGCCACATGGAACAATACACCTAACTCATCTTCATCATAATACCAACTTACACCTTCATTGTTTTGTCCACGTAAAACAGCAAACTGATCATTAGTTAAAATTTCTCCATCTAATGCCTCAGTAAAAGTTAATACTGGATATGAACCAGATATCGTAGTTGAAAAATTGGCTACAAAAATTTTATTTGAAACTTCTGGATTAGTATCGGCAGAGAATACAACTCTTGCACCTGAAAACAATGCTAAGTCAGCATTATTTTTAATACTTGCTACAAAACTTGCGTCTCCTGAGGTAGGCAATACTATAGTAGGAGTTGGCCAATTTACAGTCATTGTTGTAGTTGTAGTACCACTAATAATATCAAAAATACGTGTACCAACAGGCAGTTTACTTTGTTCTCCTAATATTAGATCATTGATGTACATGCCTGCACTTAGTGTACCTGTGATATCAGAAGTGGGGATAGTAATCGTAGTATTAGTTTGTGCTAGCGCAGTGCCGTTACCCTGTATCGCTGTACCCGTACCTACGGCTGGAGCGGTAGCAGTAAAAGTTCCACCTACTGTAGGAGTGCCTACATAACCAATGTTATTCCATAGTGTGCTGCCTACAGATACAATTGTATATTGTAATCCTGAGACTAAATCAGAAGAATTTAGTAATCCCGAAATCAATGCAGTAAACAAAACGTTAAATGCCTGACCTCCACCAGATCCAATTATCTCACCTGGATATGCACATTTAAATGTTGAATTTTTTGCGTATGTGACACCGGTCGTTCCAGCAATTTTGTTCCATGCTGCTTGTGATGTGCTACCTAGATTCCAGATTATGTACTCTTGACCGACAACAAATTGTCCGTCTACACCCAGTGTCGCACCTAATTGCTCCCAAATCGTTACGTCTGTGGTACCTAGATTTGCAATTTTATATTGTTCACCTACTATAAAATCTCCGCAATTTACAGTAGGATTTGTTGCAATAGATCCTGTATAAGCCGTGTATGTGCTGACATCAGGATAGTAACCTGCTTGCCCTGCTACAGTTGAAAGTGCGTCTGTGGTTCTAGTGTCAATAAAGTCAACTGATTCTTTGCCTACTGTGCCAGAGTTAAACAATCTTAAGTTAGGATAAAATTCAAGTATAGGTCTTTTTGCTTTGTTAAAACTGCTAGCAAGGTTTAATATATTTGGATTACCATTATAAACTGCTGTGTCGCTAATTACTTGACTATGGAACCATCTATTACTGCGTGACCAAGCATTCTTATTGATACTATTTCTAGCAATAGTAATATAGTCGGGAGTTAAAGGTAAGTTTAAAGCCTCGTCATAGTTTTCAATATCATAATTGGTCATGTCATACGCAATTGATGTATCTGTAGTAAAAGATTCTGGAATTAATAATGCCGTTGTAGGAATTAATTCAATAGATGTACCTACTCCTTCTACATAATATTCGCCTTGTTGATAACTTGTAGGAATAATATCTCCGCTAAAAGATACTTTTAATCCATTTGTAAACTTAATTCCATTTGATGAAGTAAATGATTTTTTACCTAATATCTGAGTCTCTACGTCAAGAGTGTTTAAATCATTATTTTCAATTAATTTTATAATACCTACTTTGTTCGGATTCACACTATCTTGATAATACAGTGTATCCAATGGTGCTGAAATAAACGGAATAGGTGCAATTGAAGTTGTTTTGACAAAACCAATGCCTATATAAGTAGAACCATATGAAGGAGTTATTTTTTCTTCGTTGTAGATTACAGCATCAGGTGCTAGAGTAACGATTGGGTCTACAGGACTTGAACTATAATCATATGTGATTTTATAGAAATTATCTGATGGGAAAGTTCCCGTGATAGTTTCAGTATCAGCATTATAAAATAGAATATTGATGCCGTTTAATGCAGTAACGCCGTCAATATTTCCTACTTGGCTCAATGGTAAATTTTGAATTTGTTCTATACTTTTTGTTGATACTACGAATGCAGGTACACCTACTCCTGCTTCATAATTGTATTGGTCCATTGCATCTTTTGCAGGAACATTAAAGGTTATTGTTCCTGATTCTGCGCCGTTATTGATCACTCCACCTAATTCTGTTAGTCTTACACTAAAGTTAGGTTGTGTTAAACTAGTGCCGTTTATTCCGGGAGCGCCTTGAATCCAAAATTGAGAGTCTTGATTTACATTAAAAGTATAAGTGCCACCGCGTATCAAAGTAAGCGTAGGATTATCAGAATATCCAGTTGCTCCCAATGGCTTAATTTGATATGAATTTTCTGCGCTAACCACATCATATTGATTTTCAAGGTACACAACTTCGTTTGTAACTACTACAGCAGGAGGTCCTTGTGGTAACCAATAGTATTGATTGAAGTTTATAATTTTATCTAGGTCTGTAAAACTATCCCAACTATAAAATTGACTTTCAAATAAATCATTATTATTATTTGTTAATCCATACTGAAGTTTTAATGCATCTAGTATTCCTGGATAACTTAAAAAATCATTTGCTTTGCCCTGATTATTCTTTAAGAATACTACACCCGGCTCTAATTGATAATCTTTTCTAACTTTAGTAGGTTCAGTTACATAAAAATCATTAGCATTTACACCATAACCTATAGTGCTACCAACGAAACCTTGTATCTTACGTGTTACAGGTGGATTTACCAATTGATCAAGGGTAGCCGACAAAAATTGCTCATTTGTTGGCGTTTGAAAAATTTCTGGTAGAAAATCTAAAGTTCTAATGCGTGTCATTTTATTATTATGCTATTTGTAATTCATTTGGTGTTAATGCAGCGATCACTAGAATATTTTCAGCAACCGCACCATTTACAAAAATTTCGTAAGGCGCGCTCTTTATCTCGTACAAAGTACCAAACGGTTCATTTGGATTATTTGGTACCAATACAGCAGAACTAATCAAATCACCTAATTGATTATGTAAGTATGCACTTAATTCTGAAAAGAAGAAAGTGTCACCGAAATTCCAATTGTTTATATCAAAATATGTATTCATTGCTGTTAACACTGCGCTACGTATTTCACTATCACTTGCTGTAGTTGTATTTGTTTTAATGACTTTGATTGTGCCTCTTAATGCAGGATCTGCTTTAGGACCAAACAAAGGCTTGAACACTACACTATTTAATACTACAGAATCACTCAACATTTTGTAATCTTGAACTTTGCCATAACTTGCACTCAATTCAGCGATTGTAGGTGTTGATGGTTTAGGTACTGTATTTGTAGAATCTTGAATGTAATTTTGATAGGCTGTATAATATGATTGTGTAACTACATATAAATCAATTATATTTGTAGTAGCAGGATCAATACGTGTTGTATTATTACTATTATGACGATATTGATAACTTAATCCTTGTCTTCCATACTTAAATGAAAATTGATCTTGTATCACTAATTGATAACTTATAGTTGTCACTGAAGTATCTTGAACTGTTTTATAAAATACTCCTTTTATTGCAGGATTAGACTCTAGTGGCTCTTGATTGGCGAAAAAGAGTTGACCTACTGGATATTCGTATTTTACATCTTCTATCTCATTCTTTGTGCTATACTGGAAATTAATTGTGTTTACAGGTACTAATTGAAGTCTTGTTAAATTGATAGGGTCTTGAACCGTTTCAAAAAACACATAAAATCCTGCATTATTGCCATCAGAAGTCACGCCTGTTATTGTAGTGAAGAAATCAGGATTTAATATAAGTTGTTTGTTATTAATATCAGTGGCACTTATTTCAACTTGAAAATCATTTACATAGCCATCTGTTTCAACTGTTTGTCCAACTATATTAACTTTATAATCTCTGCCTAATGCATCTAAAGATTCTGGTTGTGTGTTTATTCCTAAGACATTAACAAAATCTTGTAAAATCTTTCCGCTAAATGGATCATATACAATTTCATTAGTAGCAAAAGTAAATCTAGTTTCACTCACACTACCAAAATAATATTTTAGTGATTTGACTGTGATAGTGTATCTGTTAATAGCAGGATCTGATACAAACTTAACGAACCAATTAGAATCATTTACAGGTCTTACTATCCATCTATTTTGATTTATTAATAAAGAATTGTTAAACACAAGTGAAAAACTTTGTTGTAATTCCATTTTAATAATAGCATCTTGTACCACTTCTACAGGTAGTGAGTTATCAAATGCAGGTATTATTTGTTCAAGTATACATTCAGCAGGTACATAACCATTTAATGTTACAGGACCTGTTCCGTTAGAAAACTGTCCTTGACCTGTATTTGTTCCATCGCCTATCACATTAAGCACAGTTGTCCATAATGTGTTTGGTTTATTAGGTCCAGATATTCCTTCTACTAATCTATTATTATTATCAAAATAATAATTATCAGGAGCCCTAAATTTAATCAATGCTCCTTTAGTTACATACTTCGCATTTGTAGTTGAGAATATTCCAACGAATGCAGGTACTTCAGAACCTTGATCTAAGTTATAAAAATATCCTGTTTGGCTATTCGCATCAACTGTGCTGCTAGCCCAATACATAACTTGAGACCCTGTCTCTGGATCTGCTGCGTTTGTTGGTAAATCAAATCGCTTATACCAGGCTGTTATGCTGTCGCTTGATTGATTAATATAATATTGATTTGATCTGTTGAGTGCAAGTACGCTTGCCAATGTATCAGTGATAAATGCGATAATGTCGCTAGGCGTGTTATTAATCGCAAGTGTCAATACAGTATCTTCATTGTTTTCCCATATTGAGCCGTCGTCTGCAAATGTATTTGTGCTAGAATATTTGCCAGTCGGGTCTAACAAGTCTAGATTTTTACTAACCCCGACGCTACTACGATTGATCGCTTTTGATTTGATGATTGAACTGTATAATGTATAAGGAAAATTGTTATAATCTTCTCCATTGACCATACGGTTCTGGGTATAATAGCGTGTTGGTGCGCGTTGCTTGATAGAAGGTAATGATTCTCTTGCCTGCGCATTACTGACAGGTTGTGTTAATTGTAAACCTATCGCTAAGGTTTCTACCTTACCCTGGCGTGTGATGTAGTTGAAAGCAACATTAATACCTTGCATTTCGCTTGGGTCAATAGTATATGTTAATCCGTTGCTTGAACGTACATATGCTCTAAAAGTTCCTACTGGGATATTTGAGAATACACCATCACCGAAATTATAAGTAACTTGATCGTTAAATCTTGAACTTACACTGAAAATACTTTTTTTGCTTGTTTCGGTCTGTAGATAAGCATTAGCATAAACGTTATCTACCTTTCTCCATAATGTTCTTGTATTATTGTTTAAATTTAATTGATACAACCAAGTATCTTCATTATTAATACCTTGAATATCAATATTAACTGCTTGGTTTGCGATTTGCTGTTCTAATACAAAATCAAAATTAGTCAATGAGCCTTGTTTAAAATAGAAAAAATAACCAGTGTTTGGGCTTGCAAAACCTAATCTATCGTTTTGATAAACCATATTAAAACGACCTGTAGGTGCAGGTGGAATTTCATACAGATAATCTTCGTCTACGCTTGTTACACTTACTAATTCAAATCCCATAGTTATACCATCAACTGTTGAAGTAAATGGTACTATTGGTAAACTTTCTGCAGGGATCTGCAATGCATATTCTGCTGTTGTGACGCCTAAAATTTCTGCTATATTTCCTGGTCTACCTATGCGTTGGCTATCTACTAAAGCAGCATTAATTATCGTATTAAATTGCTCAAACCAATTTGGATTTGCGGGGTCATTCCATAATACTGTGAGATTGCTTAGATTAACTCCATTAAAATCTACTAGATTTTGAGTAGTTTGAATGCTAGTAACTTTGAGTAATCCCTGCGCTTCTAAATTTCTTTTCGGAGTATAACTTACTAAGTTTGCTAACTTAACAACGCTATCACGGCGTTCAGCAGTATCAATAAAGTTTTCACGGGCATTCAAGTCATTTCTAAATGCTAGACCTTGACCCATGAACGCCATAACGTCTAATAATGCGATAAATTCGCTTGATTCAATGTAGTCGTTATATGTTTCAGGGTAGTATACGCGCAAATAATCTATGAAACTCTTGCGTAACGTTTCATAATCATAACTCTGGAAATCAGCCTCACGAAAGGTCTGATATATCGCCTTCCAGTCATTTATACCAAACAAAGCACTTTGTCTAGAACTTGTAGCCATAATAAATCTCGTTTTATTATTTATCTAATAATAAAAACTGCTTTTTTAAGCCAATGACGCTGTATTCGTGCTAGAATCAAAGAAGATACTTAATAATCGTGCTTGGTTAAAAGGAACGATAGCCATTTCAACTTCAAGTAATATTCCATTATCTTTAGGATATACGTTTACAAAATTGAGTTGTATGCGAGGGTCAGCCCCCGCTATTCTTATGATTTCTTCTTGTAGGGCTTGTTGTACTTCAGGAACGTTGGGTTGAAAAATAAAATTCCATAAATCTGTCCCATACTGCGGTTGTCCTACTTTCGTTCCCCTTCTAATGTTCAAGGCATTAACAAAATCCTGTATAACAAGGGGTGCATCAGTTAATCTAAACTTTTTCCCGGGTATAATAGTTTCGTTAACAGTGCCAACACCCCCTTGGTATCCTATAGGAGCATTTACAGTTTGGGGTTTATTTGCGTTTAAAGTTGTAAAACCTATGTATTCTGGCATAAAACTATTTATGAACCTCTTTTGCTCGTAGTTGTCGTTGTAGTCTGTGATTTATTTTCAATCCAGCCTATTTCTTCGTCACCTTTTTCATTTACTGACCTGTAAACGACAAGATTATTATCAGGAGAACCGGTAGTGACGATAACATTAGATGGTTGTGTATTTTTATTTGTTTTATTGGTGGTTAAAGCATTTTCATAATCTATAAGAGCCTTATCTGTTTCTAAGGATGCTTTCTCATATATTGAATATTTTTCATCTCTTGCTTGACGTAAATTGGCAAGTTCTGGACTACCTTGTACTAGATTTTTTTGTGCAGTATCATATGCTTTCTGCGCATCTTGAAAATCATTGAAGGCTATTTGTGATGCTTCATCTTTTTTAAGATAAGTTTGATATAATGCATCAGATTCTTTTTTCTTCTGTTTACGTTTATCGTCTAATGTTTCTCTATCAACTTCTCCATATGTAGGCGCCGGTAGTCCCGGATCTTCAAGAGCATCTTTAACACCTGCTTCTAATGAACTTCTATCATTTGTATTCACACCAACAGAAGGCATCTTTACTCCGCTGCCTTGTGATGTGATTGCTGATAGTGCGTTCTTAACTTCAGCAACTTTACCAGCAGGTAATCCGGCACTAATCAATTGTTCTATTCCATCTTTGCTTGCTAACGCTTGAACATCGCTTGCTGTAGCATTTATTAATTGTAGTGTAGGATTGTTACCTAAAGTATTTTGTGCGTTATTGATGGCATCTGTCGCCCCATTTTGTATAGCAACCTTCAAATCATTTGTATTAGGAATGTTTTGAGTTAAACTTGCTAAATTATTGACAGTTGACACAGCGTCTTGGCCGCCGGGCAAATTATTTACACCTGATGCCAATGTAGCAGCAGTTGTTGAGATTAATCCGGATGCCACAGTTTGTGCTGCCTGTTTAATTCCAGATACGCTATCTGCTGTATTTTTTGCAGCAGTTTGAGGATCTGTTACACCCAATGCTAAAGTTGCAACTGAATTTTTAGTGTCAACATTAACATTTGCTTTAGGCTTAGCAGCCTCGATCAGTGAGGACGCTAAACTGTTTGTTAATGGTAACACAACAGCAGAAACTAATGGATCGGATGAGTTCCCTGATAATTTTTTGGCTACTGAACTTGATAATTTGTCTGTTGCTATGTTTGTTGCTGCTCCAAATAAACCCTGTGCAAGATTTTGAGATTCATTACCAACTGATGCAGCAGTCGTTTTTTCTGCTGACTTAGTTGCTTCTGCTGTTAGATTTTGAGGTTTGTTTGGTACTAATGACGGTATAGAACTTACTATAGCACTGAATGCATCTGCTGCTGTTCCTTGTGATGTTGGTTTAGCATTTCCTAAAGAAGATTTAAACATTGCACTCAATGATGATTGTAAACCATCCAATGCTCCGCCTGCAGATTCACCTAGTTTGCTAGCAAAATTTCCTTGTGAGACATCTTTTAATGTTTGATCTAGTTTGTTAGTAAAGGACTGAATGTTAGGACCACTACCAGGTAAGAAATCTGACAATTTAGATGTTTGCATTGATCCTAATACGTTGTCTACACCGTTATTTGCAGCAGATAATATCACACCACCTATTTCAGTACTTGATTCATTACCAGTTATCGCACCAGCATTTTGTAATTTTGTCTGTGCAATCTGTAAATTCTTTGCTAACGATTCTTGCTGTGCTCCTATATTATTGATGAACGCAGGCAGATTTTCTGCGCCTGGTTTACCTGTAAACAGAGTACTAGGTATAGCATTGGCAATATTAGATCCTGATGCTACAAGGCTATCAACTAGGCTTGATGAACCAGGTTTTAATATACCTGCTTGTTCTAATTGTTTTGGTGTTTGAGCAAATTGTCCAATAGCAACAGTGCTATTGCCTGTAGCATTTTGAACAAGGGTCGCACCTTTTTTCACTGCGTCGGCTGCAGGACCTGCAGCAGCATTTGTAGCAACTTGAGCGGACAACGCCTGAGTCGCATTTTTATCAATAGCATTACTGATGTTTTGTTTGACGGGAGTTTTTGCAATCGTAGCATTTGATACTGGATTAGTGACTCCGCCGTTTCTTGCTGCTGTATTAATTGAACTTGTAGCAGTATTTGGTTTGCTTGGTAAATTTGAACCAGCATTTAAGTTACTCTTAATATCAACACCCTGACCTGCGTTTGTCCATGGAGCATGTGCCGGCGCTCTACTAGTTACGCTCTTTAATTTTGCAGGCGCTGCTACATAACCCTTTGCACTATCAAACAACGTATCAGTATGCAATACTTGATCTATCGCAGGCACTTCTTTAGGAGTCGTACCTGTTTTGCCTGAATTTAAGTTGACTCTACTTCCATTCACAAAGGCTTTTGCAGATGATGCCATACTAATATCACCTGTACTTTCTAAACTCATAGCACCAGATGCTTTAGCAGTAAAAATAGATGTTGTGAAAATACTTAAATCTGCTCCTGCCCTTAACTTAAATTCTTTAGTGCTTTGTACATGCATTGCCTCGCCGGCAAAAATATTTAAGTTTTTTCCTGCATGTATGTTTAAGTTGTTATCTGCGTGTAGGTTTAAATCACCTTGTGTTCGTAGATTAATACTATTTGTAGAGTATATGTCAACTGTGCCTTCTTTACCTAGCTCAACATAACTTTGTCCGTTTTTATGAATAATAAAAATGGTTTGACCATCATCACTCATAGTGATTTGGTGACCGTCTGCTGTGCGTAATCTTATTAATTGATCTCTTCCGATAACATCGCCATCATCCATCACTATGCTATGACCTGCTCTTCTACCTATAATTTTTAAACTATCGGCTTTATCTGGGGTCAAATTATCAACTATATTGGTATCGTTAAATCCGCCTTCATATATAGGTCTTCCGGGAGTGCTAATACCAAAACCCACTCTACTTGCATTTTCACGCTGTGAACTTGAACTTATAGGCCCTCTTATAGGATCGCGCAAAATGCCTTGTTGCCACATTGTAGCAGCGACATATCGGTGTACTGGTTTCGCTTCTGTTAAATATTTACCAGTGTTAGTGATCTCTTTATTGCTACTGTTAACGTTCGTTACAGGTAATCGTGTTGCACCGCCATACTTGTTTGCTTCGCC